GCCTGTGCTGTAGACCTATTAGATACCGCACTGCAAAAGCCTAAATGCGCTAGCCTCTACATCACGTTATCCCGCCTTAATGCCAAGCGCATCATTTGGGCAGAGATCCTGGAAATCAATCGAAAGCATGAGCTTGGGGGTGTTCCCAATGAAACTGAACTTTCAATTAGATTTCCAAATGGACATATCATTTATTTTTCCGGTGCCAAAGATAAGACAGAAGTTGAGAAGTATCGGGGATTTCCTCTCGTCAAGGTGTACATCGACGAAGCCCAAGCGTTCCGCCCATACATCGAAAGTCTAGTTGATGATGTATTATCCAAGTCACTATTTGATTACGATGGGACTTTGTGCCTCATTGGCACCCCCGCTCCTGTACCTGTCGGCTATTTTTATCAGGCGAGCCAATCTAATACATGGTCGCACCATGGCTGGACAATGCTCCAAAACCCCTGGCTTGAGCGCAAGTCGGGTAAAAAGCCCATGGATCTTATCCTAAAAGACTGTAAGCGCATGGGTGTACTGCCCTCTGATCCTAAAATACAGCGCGAGTGTTTTGGAAAGTGGGTGACTGATAGCAATGCCCTGGTGTTCAAATACGATGATAACCGCAATAACTTTGCTATATTTAAAGAGACCAATCCCAGTTATGTGATCGGTGTTGACCTTGGCTACAATGATGCCGATGCCATAGCTGTTCTTGGGTGGAACCAAGCCACGCACTACCCAGGATCTAAACCCCAGCCAAGCCCTGTGCATCTGGTTTATGAGCTGGTCAAGGAAAAGCAGGGTATCTCTGAATTAGCTGAACAGCTAGATAAGCTGGTCGCTCAATACAATCCTTTGGCCGTGGTCATGGATGCCGGGGGACTTGGCAAAAAGATTGTCGAGGAGCTCAAGAAGCGGTTTGGCTTGCCGATCCGGGCAGCTGAGAAGGCTCGAAAGTTTGAATACATTGAATTACTGAACGACGCCCTACGCAACGGCCAATTGCTGGCTAAGTCTGATGGTCCATTTGCTAGCGATACCAGGCTAGTAGAGTGGGACCGGGCTAAGAATAACGGCGACAGGCTAGTGATCAGTGATGTGTATCACTCAGACATTGCCGATGCCGTCCTCTATGCGTTCCGGGAAAGCCTCCATTGGGTTAGCCAGACTGTAGAGGCACCGATATCTAAGCCTGGTAGCGATGAATGGATGGCTGAGCAAGAGCGATTAATTCTAGAACAGTTAGAAAAAGACCTAGAGGAATCGAATGACGACCCGATCACCTGGACACCTGGATTTGAATCTTACGACGATCAGGGATTTGATTAGGCTGGCTAAGAAGAACAATGCCACGGAATTTAATGTAAGCAACGGGCACCAGCATTTTCACATGCGGTTCACGCCTGGCTCAACGCCATACCCTGCCCAAGCCCTAGATGAAATTGAGGCTGATACTAAACTTCCAACTGAGGATGAGCTACTATATTGGTCAACGCAATACGAGCCAGACATTAAAGCAGATAAGCCGGAGTAGTTATGCCTATTGACTATCGCTCCTTTAATAACCCTAATGATGTACGTCCTACCGATAGCGGCAAAAAATGGTGGGCTCTCAAGAATCCTCAAGAGATTGCCCAAGCTATTGTCGGGACTGTCACTAGCCTTGCAAATGCTGATGCCAAGCGGCAAACCCAATATCAAATTTCAGCTAGGTTATACGGTAATACCAACATCATGGGTATCAATGGTCTTAGCTTCAGCAAGATCCAAAGCACCCAGGCTACATTAAAGGACCGGGTTAGCTATAACGTCATTCAAAGCTGCGTCGACACTCTAGTCAGCAAGATTAGCAAGAACCGGCCAAAGCCTAGCTTTATTACTTCGGGCGCAACCTGGAAGGTTCAACGTAAAGCCAAACAGCTAGACAAGTTTGTGGACGGTATTTTTTACGAAAATGAGATGTATAAGCTGGGAGCCAAATGCTTCCGAGATGCACTTGTTTGGGGTACTGGTGTTCTTCATGTCTTTGAGCATGAAGGACGCTGCAAGTTTGAGCGGGTGATAGCTTCCGAAATTTACGTTGATCAGATGGAAAGCTTTTACGGGCATCCTAGACAGATGCACAGAGTAAAGAATGTAGACAGGTCGGTACTAGCCGAGCTGTACCCGGATCACAAAGACCTGATTATGGGTGCCAATGCAGCTACTATAGATATTACTGGCACTTTCCAAAACATTGCGGATCAAATCTCGGTCGTCGAATCCTGGCATTTGCCTTCTGGCAAAGACGCCAAGGACGGGATGCACGTCATTAGCATTGCCGAGGGTATTTTATTCAAAGAGTTATGGGAGAAGTGTTACTTCCCGTTTGCTTTCCTGCATTGGTCTGATCGCCTGTATGGCTTTTGGGGACAGGGACTAGCTGAACAAATTCAAAACATTCAGCTAGAAATCAATAAATTACTTTGGGTTATCCAGCGATCTATGCATATGGCAGGGACCTTTAAAGTATTCCTTGAGCATGGATCTAAGATAGTTAAGGAGCATATCTCAAACGACATAGGCGTCCTAATCAATTACACCGGTACTCCTCCAACCTATGTTAGCCCGCCTATCGTTCCGCCTGAGATTTACGCGCATCTGCAAACCCTTAAAGGCCAAGCTTTTGAGCAAGCCGGGATTAGCCAGCTATCAGCGACAAGCCAGAAACCTGCAGGGCTCAACTCTGGCAAGGCTCTTAGGGAATACAATGATATTGAAACCGAGAGATTCATGTCTGTAGGTCATGAATATGAACAGTTTTATATCCATGTTTCTAAGCTTGCTATTGATGTTGTTAAAGATATCTATGCTAGGGAAAAATCTTATCGGGTAAATACCCCCGGCAAGAAATTCCTAGATACTCTTGATTGGAAGCAAATCCATCTAGAAGATGATGAATACACCCTCAAAATTTACCCTGTTTCTAAACTGCCTACTGATCCTGCAGGTCAGCTGCAGACCATTACCGAATACATCCAGGCAGGTTTCATTAGCCCTAGGGCTGGCCGTCGTTTGCTTGATTTCCCGGACCTTGAACGCGCCGAAGACTTAGGCAACGCCCAAGAGGAGTGGTTACATAAAGTCATTGAAGACATGATCGACAATGGAACCGTGTATCATCCCGAGCCAGATGATGATCTAACCTTGGCTCGCGAGCTAGCTTTGCAATATCTGCCTTTTGCTAAGACGCAGGGCGCACCTGAGGAGAATATTCAAATCCTCAGAGACTTCATCAGCGAGATTGATGAGCTCAGCAATATGGCTCTCACCGCTGGTCAACAAATGATGCCAGAGCCTCAAGCACCTGCAATGCCCATGGCTCCATCTGAATTAGTCCCTAATGTCCCAATGGTTGCATAAGAGGTTTAAATGGAAGCGATTGCAGACAATCAAGTACCAGTCCAAGAAACACCAGACACCCCAGAGGCTCCTGTTCCTGAAGTACCTAAGGAGCGAGTATCCGACAGGTTTGCATTTCTAGCTAAAAAGGAACAAGCCGTTGTCAAACAAAGGCAGGAGCTCAAGGCGCAGCTGGAAGCGATGGAGCAACAAAAGGCGGAAATTGCTCGGCTCAGGCAGGAGATCGATGGTAGTCGCTCCAAAAAAGAAAGCTACCGCCAAAACCCCTTGGCACTCCTCGAAGAACACGGACTTAGTTACAAAGAGCTGACTGATTATATTTTGAACAATAATACAGTTAGCACCGAAAGCCAGATTAAGGCCTTGCAAGAAAAGCTTGAAAGCGTTGAGCGGCAACGCGAGCTAGACAGGCAGGAAGCTCAAGAGCGAGCCAAGAAGGCAGCTGAACAAAGAGAGCAAGCCGTAATCACTGAGTTTAAGACAGAGATTGGGACCTTTTTAAAGCGCGAATCTGACAAGTATGAATTGACTAACTTGTATGATTCAGCTGACTTAGTGTATGATACTGTCGAAGAATATTTTGCGAAGACTAATAAAGTATTGTCGATCCCTGAGGCCTGCGATCTAGTAGAAGCTTATCTAGAAAAGCAGGTAGAAAAATCCCTTGCAACCAAGAAGCTTTCGTCGAAAGTCTCTAGACCGCAAGAAGAACCTAATGCAACTCCTCAGCCTTCCGCGCAGCAACGCAAGACACTAACTAATACCAATTACACATCTAGCACTCCTAGCCTTGTGTCTCCACGTGTCGAATCTGACAGGATGTCACGGGCGCTTGCTGCTTTAGATCAATAACATTTTAGGAGCTTACTATGCCTACGGTTGGACCTTATTTAAACCTTACAGCGATGAACGCAGCTCTAAAGGAGCTGTACGATGGCCAGGTAGTTGAAAACCTCGTCTATTCCGACAACCCCTTTTTGGCCATGATTCCCAAGAAAACGGACTTCGGCGGTAAGTATAAGCCAATTCCGATCATCACGGGCGTCTCCCAAGGTCGATCCGCGACTTTTGCTAACGCCCAAGGCAACCAGTCTCCTGTTCAGATCCAATCGTTCTTGCTGACTCGCGCTGCAGATTATTCCATCGCTACCATCGACAACCAGACGATGCTTGCTTCCCGGACCGACAAAATGTCGTTTCTCGAAGGCGCAAAACTTGTGGTTGACGGCGCATTTCGCTCCATCACCAACTCGCTTGCTTCTGCTCTCTTTCGTTCGGGCACTGGTTCCATCGGCCAAGTAGGCTCTATCTCCACTGGTGTTATCACTCTCAGCAACCCTGCTGATGTGGTCCAGTTTGAAGTTAATCAAACGTTGCAAGCCAACGCTACTGATGGCGGTACTCCACGCGCAGCTCTTGGTTACGTAATCGCTGTTAACCGTAGCGCTGGAACCGTGACGGTTTCTGCTACTGGCCTAGGCGGTTCCGCTGGCACACCTGCAAGCTGGGCACCTGCTGATTACTTGCTCGTCCAAGGTGACGTCAACGCCAAGGTTAAAGGTTTGGCAGCTTGGCTCCCTACCTCTGCACCTACCGCTGGAGACAATTTTTTTGGGGTGGACAGGTCACAGGATGTTACGAGGCTCGCAGGAATCCGGTATGACGGATCCGCTCAATCCATCGAAGAATCCTTGATCGATTCTTCTAGCTTGCTCGCGCGAGAGGGTGGCAAGCCTGACGTTTGCATCACTAACTTTGCATCCTACGCAGCTCTTGAAAAGAGCCTTGGATCCAAAGTGCAATACGTGGACATGAAAGGTCCTGCTGACATTGCCTTCCGTGGCATCATGGTCAACGGTGCAAACAGCATGATTAAAGTGTTCCCAGACCGTAACTGCCAACCTCAAAAAGCTTACCTGCTCCAGATGAACACCTGGACACTCAATAGCCTAGGAGACGCGCCGCAGATCCTAAGGTATGGAGATGGTTTGGAAATGTTGCGGGTGAGTAACGCAGACGCAGGGGAAGTAAGAATCGGTTACTACGCTATGCCCAGTTGCAACGCTCCTGGCTATAATGCAAACGTAACTCTCTCTGCTTAATTTTCCTAACTTGAAGGTACACCCTTAACCGGGTGTGCCTTTTTTTCTAAAAAAGGTAAAAGCAATGGCTAACAGATTTTTCCAACAATTCTTTTTCTCCCTTACTCATTATCCCGTATGGATTGAGGGCTCTGCAGCTATCGGCGCTTCTGGTGCTACTAGCGCTCTCAAAGGTTCTGGAGTGGCAAGCCTAACCCGTAAAGCCGCTGGTACTTATGAGCTAAAACTTGAAGATAACTATCACCGTTTCCTCAGCTTTCATGCTCGCGTTGTCGCACCGGTAACTGGCTCGGCTGTTACCGCTGGCTCGTTTGTTTCCGGTACCCTTTATGTGATTCAAACCGTAGGAAGCACAGACTATAGCCTTGTAGGCCTGCCAGCTGGGGTTACAGCCGCGCCTGGTGTGGCATTTGTAGCCTCTGGTGCTGGATCCGGTACTGGCACCGTTAAGGCTGTAGGTGATTCGGGCGTGTACGGCATTGAACTGGTCGGCGATCCTCAGCTGATGGATGCTCCTAGCACTGCAGGCGCGGTACTTTATTTTGTATGTAAAGATGCATCTGGTGCACCTGTTGATCCTGCTAGCGGTTCCGCTCTTTATTTTGATGTGTGTTACCGCAATAGCTCCGTGAAAGGAAAGGGTGAGGCATGATCATCCCTGACAAAAAGAAAGCGGCTACCGTCATCGTTTCGATGATGCATGGCCAAGATTTGAAGACAGAGGATGAAGGATCTAGTGACCGCGATGAATGTGAGGCCCTTGGCCAAGACCTTCTTGATGCGGTAGCTGGAAAAGATGCGATGGGTGCGTATAATGCTCTAAGGGCTATTTTCTTCAAAGTGGACGCTGAGCCACATGAAGAATATAAGCCTGAAGAAGAAGAAGAAGAAGAAGAATACTAATTGTAAATCCGGGTCACTCTCCGTTGCCAAGGTGTGAGTTTTACCATGCCTTGGCTTTTATTTTGGGGTTTTTATGGCAACCACTATGACACTCCTTGAATTGAGGACTGCGGCTAGACAACGCTCTGATATGGTTAATAGTCAATTTGTCACCGATGCAGAATTTAATAGTTACATCAACCAAAGCTATTTTGAGCTTTATGACCTTCTCGTCTCCAAATATGGAGATAACTATTATGTGGCCCCTGCTTATACGATTACAACTGATGGCACTAACGACCAATATTCGCTCCCTACTTCTCCGCCTGTATACAAGCTCTTGGGTGTGGACCTTGGCCTATCTAATAGTTCTGACAGTTACGTTACTGTTCGTCCTTTTGAATTCATTGATCGCAATCGGTATGCTGTCCCTAATTTTCAATCATTTTATGGTCTCACAAATTTACGTTATCGGTTGAATGGCGATAAAATCTGGTTCACACCAGTACCCGCTGCAAACCAAAGGATTCGCCTATGGTACGTTCCGCGCATGACTACGTTGGCATCTGATACCGATGCAGCTGATGGTATTTCTGGGTGGACTGAATACATCATCGTCGACGCTGCAATCAAAGCCATGCAAAAAGAAGAATCTGACGTATCCGCTTTGATGGCTCAAAAGCAAATGCTTATTAGGCGCATTGAAGCCATGGCCGAAAGCCGTGATGCAGGTAGCCCAGCGAAGGTCTCTGATAACCTGTACGCCGATTTCTGGTTTCCTACTGGTTCTGGTGCTGGCACCAACTGGGGAACGTACTAATGCCCAAGCTGCAACGTATCCAAACAGGCGACCGTGTTTTGAATATGATTCAAGACAACGTTTCAAATATCTTGGATCCATATAGCTCTAAAGAAATCTTACAAGGTCAAATTTTGACCAATATTGTGTTAGTTAGTGGTTCAAACAGGGTAGCGCACAAACTAGGTAGAAAGTTACTGGGCTGGTTTATTGTCAGGCAAAGAGCTAGTGCGTCAATATACGATACTCAGGACAGTAACCCGGATCCTATCCTGTTTCTTACCTTAACTAGTAGCGCTAACGTAACAGTCGATATTTACGTTTTTTGAGGGTGCCATGGCTTTAGACAAAAACAAGGTGCCTATTTCTTTTGCTCAAGGTTTAGATACAAAATCCGATCCAAAGCAGGTGCAACCTGGAAAGTTTTTGACTTTGGAAAACGCTGTTTTTTTGAAAAACGGCATGATCCAAAAATGTAATGGGTATGCTTACAAAGCTCCCATATTTCCCGACACCCCCCTGGCTTGTGCTACCTTAAAAGATGGCTTTTTTGCTGTAGGGCAAAGACGGGCTTTTGCTTATAGTCCTACCCGAGACACACTGAATATTGTGGGTAAATACCTGCCCCTTACTATAAGCAAATTTAATGGTATCAACCAAGATGCTAACTATGCCTGCTGTGCTTTTGATGAGGCTAGAAACACTTTATTATTTGTATGGGAAGAATATGATGCATCATCATTTCCATACGCAAAGATAAAATATTTAGCCATTGATATTGTTACTAATAGTATTTGTTATAATGAAGCATTATTAAATCAAGGCCAAAAGCCTAGAGTAGTCACTACCAGCGCCATGGATTACTTTTTGGTAATTTATGAGGACTCAACTGGCACACTTCTTGCCTCCGCTATTAGAAAAAATAATTTTGATTTCTTCACGACTGTCACATTAGACAGCTCTGCAAACTATGACACGTATGGCTATAGCGTTTATAGTTATGGCGCTGCGTATGTAGCATGGTCGGTCAATGCTGGTGTTAATACTAAGGTTGCATATTTTCCCTTAACTTATGCATCTTTTGCGGCTCCCACGCCCATCACTATCTCTGGCTCTAGCTGTAAAAATGGCTCGGCCATGTTTGCTTATGCAAACAACGTGATTATTTTTACCAATAGCGGCAGCCAGCTTAAGCTTATTGGCTACAATGACACGTTGACCAGTGTGACGCAGACTTCGCGCACAATCATGACTACCCCTGGGTATGCGACCAAGATGAATGGGGTAGTAGTCGGATTGAATGAATCCGGCAACATGCAGGTATTTACGACAGTTTTAGATAGTTTTGGTGTTGATGAGCTCCCTCGGGTGCAACAGGCGGTTGTGACGCCTAGCACAACAGTAACAGCACAAAGGGATTTCATTTTAGGTGCAGCTGTTGCTGGAAATTTAATGTATGACTATGACAGTACAACAGGTAGTTATTACCTTCCGGTAACAGCGCTCCAGTCTTATGACGCTGCTAATGTGAACACAGGATACAAAGGTTTCTATAGTCTGTATTTAGTGCGGGCATCCGCATTTGAAAGCCCGGTACAAAATAACTATATCGCTGGCAAATTTTACGATTTAAACGCACCTCAGATATATTCCTCCGATGGTCATCCAGATTACATTACCTTTGTTCTTAACCAATCCACGGCTAATAATTACTATGGATTAGTAAAAGAAAAGGTAGGTAATGCCAGCCTTTGTAAGATTGAATTTAAGCATAAGCCTATCTTTGCCGAGCTAGCCAATAACCTGCACGTCACCGGCGGGTATCTTGGTATGTTTGACGGCAATGAGTTTGCTGAGCATGGATTTTTGCAGCAACCAATTCAATGCCTACTCTCTAGCACCGCTGCCCCTGGTACCGTTCCTGTTGGTACCTATTTTTACTGTTACACTTACGAATGGCAGGACGCTTATGGGCAAATCCATGAGAGTGCTCCTAGTGACCCTGTAAAAATCACTTTGGCAGCTGTTTCATTTGTCAGTGTGCGGTGTGGCGCTTTGCATTTTACTAACCGCACCAGCCAAGTATACATAGCTGTTTACCGCTCTACTGATGGTGTGCTGTTTCAAAAGCTTCCTGGAACAGGGTTTGGTTCAGTAGTGCAGTCACTCAAAAATAACGTCTCGTATGGTTTTACAGATGGCACAACAGCTGCACAAATTGCAGGCCAGCCATATCTTTATACCTCTGGGGGTGAGCTATCTAATGCTAGCGCTCCAGCCTGTACTCACATCTCAGTCTATAAGCGCAGGATGATTCTGGTGCCATCAGAGGACACTAACTCTGTTTGGTATTCAAAAGAAATCATCCCGGCTACAGCTGGAGCTATTGGGACACCTGTTAGTTTTGTGAATGAGTTTGTTTTATCAGTAGACGAGCGGGCTGGTCCGGTGACTGGCTGTATTCAGCTAGACGATAAACTTCTCATATTTAAAAGTAACACTATTTCAATTGTTACTGGTGAAGGGCCTAGCAATAGTGGTTTTCAAAATGATTTTACCACCCCTCAGATTATTGCCTCTGATACAGGTGCAAGCTATGGAAGGTCTTTAGTCCTTACTCCGCTAGGCATCATGTTTCAGTCGCCCAAAGGCTATTACCTTTGCGACAGGTCCTTGAGCGTTTCCTATATCGGTGCACCTGTAGAGGCATACAATACGTCACAATGCCTTGTTTCTGTGCTTATGTATGACAGAAACGAAGTATGGTTCGGTACTGATACAGACAATAATCTTTTAGTCTATAATTACTATTTTAATCAATGGTCTACACTCAAATGGCGTTTGGTCCATGCCTGCGTATTTCAAAACAAATTCACCAGCTTAACCGATCTATTTATAGCCCAAGAAACGCTAGGAAGTTATCAACGGGCAGGAGTTGGTTATGCAATGAAGGTCACGACAGGATGGATGTCTTTTGCAGATATTCAAGGTTTTCAAAGAATTTATAAGCTTTTACTCCTCGGCGATTACAAATCTGCTCATAGGCTGCAAGTGCAGGTTGCAGTTAACTTTGATGATACTATGGTACAAACTAGTACCATAACAGCAGATGCCTCAGCTCCGTATCAATACCGAGTATTCATGACCAGACAAAAATGCCAGTCTGTAAAGTTCACCATCCAAGACCTTGCACCAGCTGCAGGCTCTTGGAACGAAGCCTATACCTTGGCTAACATGGCTATGGAAGTAGGCATTAAGCGTGGTCTCAACAAAGTAATAGCTTCCAAATCTGTGGGGTGATTTATGGCCTTAGTTTTACCAAATCCGTTTAAAAAATTAACTGATACATGGATGGGAAAACCAAAAGAGCAACAACAACAAGAGCAACAAATGCAGGAGTCTTTTGGTAGAGCTGGAGATCCCAGTGCAAATCTCCCTAGTGGAAAGCAGATTTTTGGCGAAAATCCTCTTATCAAATTTGAGGATTTTTATAAGCCTGTAAACGTAGAAAATCCTTACGAGCAACAATTAAAAGCTGCGCTATCTCAAAACACAGCTCCGGATTTTGCTAGAGCCCAGACTACCGCTGGCCAACAAGGTCAGTTTGCTCAAGCGTTACAAGGTCTGTATGGAACAGGTGCGGCTGGTTTGACTGGTTTGATCGGTACCCTGCAACGTCAACAAGGCGGTGATTTTGGACCGGGTGGAAGCCTCGCGCAGAAAATTCTTGAGCAAGGTCTTGGCCAAAATATCGCTGGGGTGCGGTCTCAGCTAGCTAGCCAGCGTGGTCTTAGCCCGGCTCTAGCTGCAAGGTATGCTGCCCAGCAAACCGCCCAGCTAGGCGGTCAAACCGCTCAGCAAGCTGGCATCCTTGGT